TATCCCACTTATATGTAACAGGCTCAAGAGCTTTTACAAAGTCTAAACCAAGATTTAAGTCTGTAAAATCTGTCTTATCTCGTTCATCAGAAGCTACTGTCCAATCAACCTGGATATGAGCATTGGCGATATTTTCATCACCAAGACAAATTTGATTGTCTCCTGTAGTAACAGCACCACCTGGAGAGTTTGCAATTCCTGCATCTCTTCCCAAACAAAGATTATTATCGCCTGAACTAATCACATTACCAGCAGAATACCCTAAACCCGTATTGTATATTCCGCCCTCTACTCCATTTAGTGCGCCTTGACCACAGGCAGTATTAGCACCGCCGGTAGCATTCTGCAATGCATCAGCACCTATAGCGGTACAATAATTAGCATCAACCATCTCAACCAGACAATTAGCACCTACAGCCGTATTAGATGCACCAGAAGAGTTTTTCCCTAGTGCATTATCACCGATTGCGGTATTGTTGTGGCTTTCAACATTAGCATCAAGAGCATTTGCTCCCACAGCTACGTTATTCGTACCCGTTGTATTGGCTGCAAGCGCACTTACTCCTACCGCTACATTGTTAGCCGCAGACGTATTAGCAGTTAAAGCAGCATAGCCTATAGCTGTATTACCTCCACCAGTACAAGCCCCTAAAGTATAAGCACCTACAGCAACATTAGCATTTGTATCTACAACTGCATCTAATGAAAGAGTACCAACTGCTGTATTATAAGCACCCGTTTCACATACTAGTAACGCATCTTTTCCTATAGCAACATTATCTCCTGTAGTCGTACATGCTTTCAGAGCCTGATAACCAGCAGCCGTATTTGAATCTCCAGTAGTTAGTGCTGTACCAGCTTCATCTCCTACACATACATTGTAATTACCACCGCTTTGAATACTATTACCAGCATTGACACCTGCTCTAAAGTTAGAAGTTCCTGCTGAAGCGGTGATTATGTCTGCACCATCTGCATATGTTACGTCTGCTGCAAAGTTGACAGCACCATCTACATCTACGGCATCTAGGTTTGATGTACCGTCAACATCCAAGTCGCCATTAAAGTCTACGTTTCCTGCAACAGCAAGTGTTGTAGCCATGTCCACAGCACCATCAATATCAACGACATCTAGGTTTGATGTACCATCTATATCAATATCACCAGCAACAGTAAATCCCGCTGCACCTACTAACTTTAAGTCATCAGCACTCTCATCCCAGAGCATATAAGCTCCAGATGTAGCTCCAAAAAACTTGACATCATATCCAGTATCATTTACTCCGACTGTTACAGTAGCATCAATCTGTGTTGCTCCATCAATATCTACAGCATCTAAATTCGTTGTACCATCAATATCAGCATTTCCACTTATATCTAATGTAGCAGCATCTAACTCCCCTGTTAATGTGATATTTCTAAAAGAAGCAGCATCTTTATTTGAATCTACTACAACTGCTTTAGAAGCCGCTACTGTCCCTGCTGTAATTCCGTCCAGCATTTCTAATTCAGCTTCTGCTAATTCAGCACCTGAACCAAGTGTAAGCGTGCCTGTAACTGTAAGATTATCATTAACTGTTACTTCGGAAGTTGAATGACCTATTGAAATTGGTACACCTGAAGTTGCAGTACCTATAGTAATACCATTTGAAGTATTAGAATTATCTATATTTAAAGAGGTTGTCGCATCCAATGAAATGGTTGCACCGTCTACAGCAAGAGTTCCGTCTATATCTGTATTATCTAAATTAGCAGTACCGTCAACATCTATATCTCCTGCTAGATCAATTCCGGCAGCTCCTGCCAAGACTAAATCATCTGCTGATGTATCCCATAACATATAGGCACTAGCAGTATCTCCAAAAAACTTAACATCATATCCAGTATCATCTACTCCGACGGTTACAGTATTATCTATTTGAACTGCTCCATCAATATCTACAGCATCTAAGTTAGTTGTGCCATCTACGTCTAAAGCACCATCAAAGTCTACGCTACCGGCAACAAATAATGAACTACCTCCAAACAACTTTAGATCATTATGGCTTTCATCCCAGAGCATGTATGATCCAGAGGTAGCTCCAAAGAACTTAACATCATAGCCTGTATCATCAACACCTACAGTAACAGTATTATCTATTTGGACAGCACCATCAATATCTACAGCATCAAGATTAGTAGTTCCGTCAATGTCTGCATTACCTGATATATCTAATTCAGTAGCAACAACCTTATTATTAAATGTTGCAGCACCAGCCTCTGACATATCAAGAGTAAGAGCTGTTATTCCAGATCCACCATCATCGCCTAAAAACTTAATATCTTTATCTTGTACTTTTGCTTCTATTTGAAGATCACTAGAGTTATTACTAATATCTGCAATGGTTGTTCCACCATCTTTAAATCTTATAGTGCCACCACCAGCATCTAGGAAAAGATCTCCTGCAACGTCTATTGTTAAATCTCCAGAAGATAAATCTATTTCAGTGCCATCAATAGTTATATTATCTACTACTACTCCTGCGTTGGCTGTTAGGACTCCTGTAACTCCTAGAGTGCTTGCCATATCCACAGCACCGTCAATATCTACAACATCTAAATTAGTAGTTCCATCAACATCTAAATCACCTGCGAGATCAATACCTGCTGCACCAGCTAAAACTAAGTCGTCCGTTGATGTGTCCCAAAGCATATATGCACTGGCAGTATCTCCAAAGAACTTAACATCATAGCCTGTATCGTCAACGCCTACAGTTATAGTGTTGTCTACTTGAATAGCTCCATCTAAATTTGTAGTGCCTGAAACAGTAAGCCCATCTGTTGTTACTGTACCGTCAAAATAGGCATCTTTAAACTCTAAAGAACTTGTACCAAGATCTATATCATTATCTGTAACTGGTGAAATAAGACCATCAGATATTCGTATTTGTTCTACGGCTGCACTAGATACTTCTACAAATACTCCCCAACGATTATTAGTACTATCAACAACAATTTTATTAAGAAAATCTAAATCGCCTATTGTATGGATATTACCGCCTTGCGCAGCTGTTCCATCATGTCTATGTCCCGTATCTGTTGCACTACTTGAAGAGTAAGCAAAGGCATTTAAAAGTTGATTATATTCATTATTAAAAAGCGCAGCTGTAATGGTATCTCCATCTGACATTGAGCTTTGTCGTGTATATGTTTGAGCCATAATTTAATTCTCTTATATGATTATTGTCTTCCCGATGGTCTATAATTTATGTATAATCCGTTTATTGTATACGGAGCTTTTGTATCATTACTAAAAACTTTAAAAAAATTACTATGTCCGCTTCCTGTTAAAGTAGCTCTAACTAAAGGCTGTTCAGGCGCACCAAATGTACTTGTTCCAAAAAGAGCAGCAGAATCTCCAAAAATAGAAGGCGTTGCTGCAATAATACCTACATCTGTTGGCTGTAATCTATCTGTACTATCATAATCAAAACGTACTCTAAGCGTAGGCTCTACAGATCCTTCTGGAAAAACAGCGACTCTAATATGATCTAAAGTTTTTAAAGTTCCAAAATCTCCATAGTCAAAATCAGGTGATTGATATTCTGCTGATACATTTGTTTCTGTTCCTCCTGGATTAAAAGAATTTCCTGTATCATGGTTATAAACAAAGCCATCCCTATCTCCATGATATGTTTTTTCTACTCCACTATAATTAAATCCTGATGTTACTGCTGGAGCTTGAATACCTCTTGTTTCTGACCATTCAAATCCATTTTGTCTAAGAGTTCCTATAATTCCATTTGAATTAGCTGTTGAAGCATTTGATAAACTATAATACATCCTATATTGAGATTTATCTCTTAGAACTACACTACTAAGCTCATAAGTAGAAATATTATCTAGAATATCATTAGTAATAGATTGTATAGGCTTACTAATTGTTCCTAATTCTACATCACCAATTTTTTCTGTACCAGCAACTGTTCTAAAACCATCAGGAGCTAAGAAAATTAAATTTCCTGCAAATTCCTGTATAGTTTTACCATCAACACAACCTACATTTTTTGTTACTGGAACTACAGCTATTGTGCTTGAATTATTTATATTCTGTAATTTATATATTGAGTTTTTGCAAAATATAAAAAGCTCATCACGAAAGCTTTTTAATCCTACTACTTGATCATCTAAAACAATACTTCCTGAACCTGAACTTGTAAAATCATCTATATCACTTGTACCACTATAATAAATAGTATTTAAAGCTGTTGCTGCTCCTGCTACTACTAAATGCTTATCATGTACAACACATAATTTAGGATAAACTGTACCACTAACTGTTATTTCTTTTGCAAAAAAAGTTCTATCTGCTAAAGCTCCAGTACCTGTCATTTTAAAATAAAAAGGCTTTACTCCAGATCCTTCATCAGTAACGATAACTTCACCATAAACAGTATTACCTTCATATGTTGCAAAGTGTGCTTTTCCTTGTGAAGTTCTAGCAGCTGCACTACGCCCTGTAAAAGTACTATAGTTATCTCCTCCACCAGCAACACTTGCTTTATTTATTTGTAACCAACTATCTCCATCTGCACTAAAATAAATATTAGTTCCTGAACAAGCAATAACACCATCTGCATATACATAAAGTCCTAGTATTTCATTACTACTATTAGGTCTTGTTCCATCTCCTAATTGAGAATAGCCGTTTATTCGTCTATAGCCTCCTCTAGTACCTGCTTCAAAATTTAATAGTTTAGTAGCAATTCCTGGTGTTTTAAGAAGAGCTATTGCATTTGTTGACTTATCTAATCCACCTTGAAGTGAAACTGAAAAAGGTTGAGAAGCAGCCATTAGAAATAAATCCTATCATCCGTCATACTTTTTGGTTGAGGATTAATTAAATTAGACTTCATATACTTCATACCTTTTTTATAATCATCTAGTGCAAAAGAAGCCTGTTGTAAGCTTTCTTTAAATTGATGAACATAATATCTTGTTCTAGCTTGTAATATTGGAGCATATTGATCAGGCAAAACAATAGTATCACCATGAGCAGAAAGTGCTGTTGGAATAGTATAAGCATAGAAATGGACGTTATAAACTTTATCAGGTATTGGACTAAGACCGAATTTACGATGGTCTGGACTACGTATTACATAGCGAGGTTCGCCATAAACTTGTGTATCTGCATCATCTGCATTTTCTGAATCTCTTAAATACCTACGCCAATCTGTTAGAGATATAAACTTTAAACCTTTAGATACATAGGGTGCAGATTCTCCTGATACACTAATTGTAGTAATATAGAAATCATCCCAATCTATAGATGAATAGTCTGTAGTAATACTAGAACTACCACTTTTTAAAACATACCATCGCGTTCCTGCTACTGTAGCCACAGTTACATTTCCGTAAAACGGATCAGTATCTCCACTAGCAGCAGCAGCAAAAAAAGGTAATTGAGGTTCTTCGTTTGCTACATCTCTTAATGATCTATTTATAGACTCTTTTACAAATGCTTGTATTCCTACAGCACTTGAAAAGTTTGCTGAAGTTAACTGTACTTCATTGAGTTCTCGTAAAATCTCATTAGTAATTGTTAAATAGGTTGTTGCCATTAGTCTGAATCTTTTTTATCAGTCTTAATACCTTGTTGCTCATCAGACGCACGATTCTGTTTATCTTCAGAATTTTCATAATAGCCTTCCATATCTGTAATATTTTCATAGTTAACAACACTACCATATTTTA